TGTCTGTGCATACTGCGTCATCGAATTCGAATGCGACTATCGGCGGCGCTGTGTGCTTCTAAGATAGTGGAAGTAAGTCCTGGAACGACTCAAAACTTATCCAGGCGGAGAACTAAGATTACGTTATTCAGCAGTAATACGAATAATGGTACTATTGATGGACCAGGTACACTGAATGTGAATAATACGTCATCGAATTCGAATACGAATATCGGCAGCACTGAGTGTTTTAGAAGAAATAAAGTGGAATTACTTCGCCTTACCTATAAAATGGTAAAATATCGATTATAAAGTAGGATTAGTAGCATGATGCGAAACTTCGAATATAAAACACACAAATAAAGAGCACGAATGAAAAGAATAAACTACTTATTCCCTAAGATAAAAGATAAAGAAAACTTAAGATTAGCACATAAGAATGCTAGAAAAGGTAAGACGCACTATACGGAAGTAAAAGAGGTTGATGCTGATCTAGATAGGTATATCGACATGATGTATAATATGCTAGATAGTATGACATATACACCTAGTGAATACACAATGTTTAAAAAGATGGATAAAGGCAAAGAAAGAGAAATCTACAAGTTGCCATACTTTCCAGATAGAATTTTACACCATGCTATATTGCAAGTTCTTGAGCCAATTTGGAAAAAAGTACTAGTCAATCAGACATACCAAAGCATTAAAGGCAGAGGCACACAAAAGTGTAAGAGAGACTTGGAGAAAATACTAAACATCAGAGACTATGAGAATACATGGTGTTTGAAAGTTGATGTACAAAAATTCTACCCGTCTGTTAATAATGCGATATTGAAACAAATAGTAAGAAAGAAAATAAAATGCAAGTATACTATTTGGCTTCTAGATAGTATAATTGACAGTATGGAAGGGCTACCGATAGGTAATTACATTAGTCAATATCTAGGAAACCTATACCTAGCATATATGGACCATTACATGCTAAGCCTAAAAGAAGTTAAAGGGTACTCAAGATATTGTGACGATATAGTGATTATCCTAGATGATAAAGCCGCTTCTAAATTAGTATTAGATATATTGTTAAAATATGTAACAGATAATCTTAAGTTGAAGATAAAACAAGATAGACAATACTTTAAGTTATCTTGTAGGGGAATTGACTATGTAGGTTTTAGGTTTACGGTCAAAGGGATATATCTACGAGCAGGCATAGCCAAAGGGTTTAAAAAGGCGTGTCGGAAAGAAGATGGTAGAAGTATAGCATCCTACTATGGATGGGTAAAAGAAAGTAATTCTACTGAGTTATGGAATCAAAACTATAAAGGAGAAGCAAGATATGCTAAATTTAAAAAAAGTAACAGGTAGTAAACCTGTAAAGTATGAGTATTTAAGAGGTGGTACATTTATAAATGTGCTAGAGAAAGAGGTAGAGATAGAAGATGGTACTCAATGGGAATACTGGCAGACATTCACTACTGAAGTAGATGAAGCTAAATTAGATGTTCTGCATGACGCTGCTATAGCTCAGATCAATGACACAACTAAAGAAGAGGTGTTAGGTAAGCTTACAGTTACTACTGAAAGTGGTAAAGTGTTTTATTCTGATAGTGATTCTAGAATTGACCTTGCCGAAGCTATAAGAGTAGCTATTGATACTAATCAAACTTCTACGATGTGGAAACTAGCTGAAGACTTTGAAGGAGCTCGGATTGTGTCCGTAACTCTTGAAGAGATTAAAGAAGCAAGTACAAAAGCTCTTGTAACAAAAGGTAGTATAGTAGGAGCAGTCTAATGAAAGCCTTACTACTAACTCCTGATGGAGATCGGTACAAAGTAGCAGAAGATTTTGAGTATAAGAACGTAGTAGTACCTAAGGGTCATAAAACAGATGGAATAAGCTACAAGTTGAGACTTGTGGCCCTTGTAATAGACAGGTATTCCCCTAAGTATATAACTGCAGCTGTAGTTCATGATTACTTAACGGATGAAGGTAACTGGGAACTTGCAAATAAGTACTTCGAAGAGTTATTGCCTAATGATAAATTAAGCAAAATTATGATATCATCTGTTAAAATTTATCACAAAATAATGTATGGAACTTAGATGTATGATCAAAAAATGGAGAGAACATGGGCAATGATTCTGAACTGTCTTTGGACAAAAGTGATATGAAAGATTTATTCAACAGGGTAAAAGAACTTGAGATAAGCGATAAAGTTCAAGACGAAAAGATTGATACTATCATTGGAATAACCAAAGAGACACTTGGTCAATTAAAAGAACATACAAATACTTTTAAGATACATGATGAGAAAGAGATGAAGAAATACGATGATAACGATAGACACATTATTGAACTTACTACTTCTGTTAAATCTGTAATATCTGGAATTGATAATATTAACAAAAAGATAGACAAGCAAGAGATAGTCATTCAGGACAATAAGCGTGAAGCAGAATTTATAATAGAAAAAAATAAAAAAGATGCTGACACTAAACTTGCCGAGCACAAGCAGAAAAGCGATGAAAATTTTCAAGATATAATTGCAAAGCAAAATAAATTTATAGGTGGGCTTACTGTTGTTGTTATTTTCATAGGTTTACTTGGTGGAATATTTAGTTATGTTTCAAATGTTCAGGAAAAGGCTGACGAGAAAGAAAGACTTCTTCAGGAACAAATAAGAAAGCTTGAAGTTTATGTAAACAGAAATGATGCAAAAATTAGACAAGCTGAAAAAAAATAAACAAGGAATAAATATGTTATCATTACTAATAGGTTCAATAGCAAGTATGCTAATGGATAAAGGGTTAGACGTTGCTGCCAATGCAGTTGAAGGTGGTCTAGATGCTGGTGTCAAATATCTTGAAGACAAAGCTGGGTTTAAACTTAGTCCAGATAAAGGATTAACAAAGAGCCAGGTTGATAAGCTTAAAGATATAGAGAATGATCCTGCAACTAGAATTGAACTTGAAAAGCTAGCTCTTGCAAATAAGAAAGAAGACAATAGACATGGCGAAGCACTAATTGATTCAAATAACAAAAACACTGCTAACGCAAGAAATATGAATAATGTTGCACAGACTTCTGCCACTTCTAGTAAGTTAGCTAAAAACTTTGTTTATATATTTGCATCTGTATGGACTTTGTTTGCAATGTTCTATATTGGATTTATAACATTTGCTACTATTCCAGAGGCTAATGTTAGGTTTGCTGATACTATTCTTGGATTTGTATTGGGTACAGTTATAGCATCTTTTATAAATTATTTCGTTGGAACTTCACAAAGCTCTAGTGATAAAAATGAAGCAATACATACAGCATTATCGAAAGGAAAATAGTATGGCTAAATATGGAAAAACATCTAAGGCTAGATTAAATACTTGCCATCCTGATTTAATAAAAATATGTACAATTGTTGTATCGATTATGGATAACAGTGTTACTGAAGGAGCAAGACCAGATGAAAAGCAAATGGAATATTTTCTTGCTGGTAAAAGCAAGCTTGATGGAGTAAATAAGCGATCAAAGCATCAAGTTACTAAAGAAGAGCCATTAAGTAAGGCTGTTGATATAGCACCTTATCCAATTGATTATTCAGATGGATTAAAGGCTAGAGCTAGATTTTATATGCTTGCTGGATATATGTTTGCTGTATCTGAAATGTTATTGGCATCTGGTGAGATTACTCATAAATTAAGATGGGGTGGAGATTGGGATTCTGACAAAGATTTTTCAGATCAATCTTTTGACGACCTTCCTCACTTTGAACTTATTAAAGCATAAGGAATGTTAAATGATAGATTTAGACGGGAATATAACTAGAGTAAATGGAGATACATATCCAGAGAAAATTACATACAGGATAAATGGAACAAGAATTAATGTATCAGACTGGGACACATATTTATACTATGACGAAACAACTTCAACTACAGGAACTGTTCCAGTATCAACAACTAATACTATACAAATAGCTGGAATAAGTGATTCTCTTAGAATTGGTGAAGTAGATTTTTATCCAAGAGAAGAATATTGTAATGCCTATTCCACATCTGGCTCTTTAATCGGAGCACATACTGGATTTTCTCTTGATGGAGTATTTGATTACATGATAACAAGAGAGAAAGATTTTTACTATGCAAATGACCTTGGTGATTATGTTATAGAAAATGAACTTGATTATGGAGAAGAGTCTTATATTCCATATGATTCTGGAAATCCTGATCATGCTGGGCTTCAGAGATTTTCTACATTTAAAGAAAAAATGACACACGCTAATGGAACTATTACAATAAATACTAGGATTGGACTGTAGTAATTAATACTCTTATCTATAATTATTGATTATTTTTTAAGTAGTTATTAACAAAATATAGTATAAAATATGTATAAATTTTAATATTCAATTTAATACATATTAATACAAAAAAAGGAAACAGATGAATGAAGATGAATTAGAACTTGCTACTAATGGCGAACCAACTCTTACTGATTGGAATAAAGAACCATCTTACAACGACTTAAATACTGATAGGATTAACGCCTCAACTTATCAAGAAACTCTCAGATCTAATTTAAAAAGATGGGAAGAATATCGTGATGGTGGTAAAAAAATTACTCCATCTAAGCCTGGTAAAAGTACAGTTAGACCAAAACTTATACGTAAACAGAATGAATGGAAATATCCATCTTTAGAAGAGCCTTTTTTAAGCACTCCTTATATGTATAAAATAAATCCAAGAACAGAAGAAGATGCTAATGCTGCTATGCAAAATCAAATACTACTTAACTATCAATGGTCATCTAAAATAAACAAGGTTAAGCTTGTTGGTGACATAGTTAGAACAATTGTTGACGAGGGTACCGTTGTTGTTAAAACTGGATGGGAATCAGAAGAAGGCATAAAGCTTGTAGAAGAAGAGCAGCCTGTCTATGCAAGTCCAGAGGAAAGTTTAGCGTTAATGCAACAAGCTGTTCAAGATGGAAGTATGTCAATGGAACAAATGCAGGCTATGATAGAGACTGGTCAACCAATGCAAACAGGAACAGAAAAAGTATATGTAGAAAAAGAAGTTCTTATTAAGAATCAGCCTACATATGAAGTTTGTAACAACGCAAACATTATCATTGATCCTACTTGTGAAGGAATAATGGAAAATGCACAATTCGTTATACATGAATATTCAACTAGTATGTCTGAACTAAAGAAACAAGAATATAGAAGATGGACAGAAGTTGACGAGGAGACTGGCGTAAAGGAAACTTTCGAAACTGGTATATACAAAAATTTAAGCAAAATAAAAGATGAAGATTTGGAAGCTGTTGATCTTGAATACGATTCTGAATCTGCTCAAAACTTTAAATATAAAGATGGTCCTAGAAAAAAAGTTAGGGCATTTGAATATTGGGGATATTGGGACATCAATGGTGATGGAGAAGTTGAGCCTATTATAGCTACATGGGTTGGTAAAACAATTATAAGAATGGAAAAGAATCCATTTCCTCATAAAAGACTTCCTTTTAGTATTGCAACTTATATGCCAATTAAGAAAGAATGTTTTGGTGAGCCTGACGCCGAGCTTCTTATAGAAAATCAAGAATCTATTGGTAAGATGATGAGAGCTGCTCATGATATTACAGCAAATAATGCTATTGGTCAAGAGTTTATTGATGAGGGATTATTTCCTTCTCCTGTTCAAAGAGATAACTACAATAAAGGGAATACTGTTTATTTTAGAACTGGACTAAATCCTAAGACTTCTATATACAAAAATGGAACTACCCCTATTGATGGAACTGTATTTAATATGATTAGTATGCAAAATGCTGAAGCTGAATCTTTAAGTGGAACAAAAGCTTTTAGCACTGGTATATCTGGTCAAACATTTGGTTCTGTGGCAACTGGTGTTAGAAGTGCAATGGATGCTGTGTCAAAAAGAGAGCTATCTATTCTTAGAAGAATATCAGACTTGCTGTTTAAAGATATGGCTAGAATGACTATAGCAATGAATCAGTCTTATCTTGATGATGAAGAAATAATTAGAATAACAAATAAGTTTGTTACAATCAGAAGAGATGACTTAGCTGGTGAATTTGACTTAATAATTGAAGTTTCTACTCCAGAAAGAGATAATGAAACTGCACAAGACTTAGGAATGATTCTTCAAACTAATGCTGCAAGCATGGATCCTAAATTAGCCAACATGGTTATGGCTAAGATTATGGACTTGAAAAAACAACCAGACCTAGCAGA